ATCGCGCTTGCTGACGGAACTATGGCGAGCGCTGCTTACTGGATCGGTAGCGCCGCATCGAAGGTTTTCACTTCAAACCTGACCAATATGATCGGCAGCATTGGCGTCGTTCAATCCCACGTCGATATCAGCCGGGCGCAGGACATGCAGGGTGTTAAGACGACCGAGATCACGGCCGGCAAGTACAAGCGAATCGCCTCGCAGTATGCGCCGCTTTCCTCAGATGGCCGCGACACCCTGCAGGATCAGGTGAATCAGGTATATCAGGCGTTTGTCGGAGATGTTGCGCGCAATCGCGGCGTCTCTGCGCAAGCGGTTCTCGACAACATGGCCGATGGTCGCGTGTTCATCGGTCAGCAGGCAATCGATGCCGGCCTCGTGGACGGTGTTTCCACGCTGGACGACTTGATCGGCCGCGCCGCTGCAGGCGAATTCAACCTTCCGGTTGATGGCGCCGAAATCAACCTAGCGGTTGATAAGCAGCAAGCACACGCTGCGGCCGGTGCGCCGCAAGCAGAAGTTGAACCTAACCAGCAGGCCGAAAGCGCCGGTGATGCGCCGCAGGCAACCCAAGAGGAGAAAACGATGGATGTGCAAACGCTAAAAGCTGAGCACCCCGACGTTGCCGAAGCTCTCATCAACGAGGGCAAGGAGCTTGGCGCGACCGCAGAACGCGACCGCATCAAGTCTGTCGAGGCGCAAAGCATGCCGGGCCATGAGGCCCTGATCGCAACCCTGAAGTTCGATGGCAAGACCAGCGGCCCGGAAGCGGCCGTGCAGGTGCTCGCCGCCGAAAAAGCCAAGAAGGGCGACCGCCTGGCCGCGCTTCGCTCCGACGCCGCAGCTGCGAGTGTTCCTCACGCTGCTACTGCGCTCGGCGATGAGAAAGACCCGGAAGCTCCTGATGACGAACAGGAGGATGACGATGACGAGGAAGCCAAGAACGCACGCATTCAAAAAGCAGGCGGCCCGGCCGCCGTTGCCAAAGCTGCGCGCGAATACCGGCACAAAAAGGCACTCGAAGGCGTCAAAGTTTCGACTGCCGAAGCCGTCGCATACGTAACCAAGCACCATAAGGAGGCTCGCCATGGCTAATCCCGGCCTTATCAAGACCTACGACGCTTCGGGCGCGATTAACCCGTACACCGTAGTTAAGTTCACCTCGACCGACTTCCAGGTCACGCAAGCTGCCGCAGTAACCGATGCGCTGGCTGGTGTCACCACTGAAGTCGCTGCTGCGGATCAGGAGCGCGTGGACGTCATTCACGACGGCATCTGCTACGTCTCTGCTGGCGGCACCATTGCGGCCGGCGATTCGTTGACCGTCAATGCAAGCGGCCAGGCCGTAACGGCCGCGCCTGCCGCTGGCGTGAATAACCATTGCTTCGGGCGCGCGCGCCAATCTGCGGTTGCAGGCGACGTGTTCGAGGTGATCCTCGACTTCTTCGTGCTGCAAGGCTAATCGCAGTCAACCTCTTTTAGGAGATATGAAAAATGGCTCAGGCTCCTTTTGTCATTCAGCCTCGCCTCACTGCGATCACGCTTGCGTATCGCAATGAGCGCTTTGTGGCCGATGACGTGCTTCCGCGCGTCCCGGTCGAGAGCGAGGTCTTTAAATGGTCGCAGTACACCAAGGGCGACTCCTTCACCGTTCCCGATACCCGCGTTGGGCGCAAGGGCGATGTGAATGAGATCGACTGGACCGCGACCGAAACGCAATCCAGCACCAAGGATTACGGTTTGGAAGATGCCATCCCGTACTACGACGTTCTGGCTGCTCAGGCCGCCATGAAGGCGCAGGGCGTTCAGCCGATCGATCCGCAGGCCCGTAGCACCGAGCTGCTTACCGATCTGATCCAGCTCGATCGCGAAGTCCGCGTTGCCAACATGCTGAACAACGCGAATAACTACCCGACCGCGAATAAGACCACGCTGTCGGGCACTTCGCAGTGGTCCGATTACACCAACAGCGATCCTGTGACGGCGATCCTCACCACTATGGACGGGATGCTGATCCGCCCGAACAAGATGGTGATGGGCCGCGCGGTTTATACCAAGCTGCGCATGCACCCGAAGGTGACTTCCGCCGTATTCGCGCTGGGCGGCAACGCCAGCGTCGGCGGCATCGTCTCGCTTCGCGCGATTGCTGACCTGCTGGAGCTTGACGAGATCATCGTCGGCGAAGGCTGGGTTAACACCGCGAAGAAAGGCCAGCCGGTCAGCGTGGCTCGCGTGTGGGGCAAGAATGCTCTGCTGTTCTACCAGAACCCGGTGCTTGCCTCCCCGCAGGGCGTGATGACCTTCGGCTTCACCGCGCAGTGGGGTCCGCGCATTGCCGGCGTCATAGAGAACGATCCTGACATCGGCCTCCGTGGCGGTACGCGCGTTCGCGTTGGCGAAAGCGTGCAGGAAGTGATCGCCGCCCCGGATGTTGGCTATCTGTTCCAGAGCGCAGTTGCATAAGGAGACGGGAATGGCGAAGGGTAAGGAGCATGTCGCCAACTGGTTGATCCAAGGCCATCGCGGCAAGGATATTCAGCCTGGCGAAAAAGTCCGCATGTCGGATGAAGAGGCGGCTCCCTTGATTGCTTGCGGCGCTCTTAGCGTCGTCGGCGATCAGGAAGCCGAAGAAGGCGAGGCTAGCGATAGCTTCGCTGAGTAACCAACCTGGCGGCCGGTTTCGGGCCGGCCGCCATTAACCAGAATTCAACATGACCACGTTCTACCAAGACTCCGATATACCGACCTTGCTCTCCGATTTCGGCGTGGCTGTGGTATTTCAGGGCGTCTCGGCTAAGGGCGTGGTCGATTACGTCGATTCGGTAACTCTGCAGGAGAATCGAATCGGAGGCGTCATCAACAAGGCAATTACAGTGATGGTGCAGACGAGCGCCTTCCCCGCATTGCTGGCAAATGATGCGGTCGATCTCCCGATAACGGTTGATGGCGTTGCTTACCACATACGCCAGCGCCTACAGACAACCGATGGTGCGATTACGCACCTACTTTGCACGAACTGATATGTCAACGATTCGCGAACAGATCATTGAAGCGGCCGTTGCTGCGGTGAATGCCGGGGCGCCGGTTGGTGTGCCTACATGCGTCCGCACGCAGATGCAGCCTGCCGAGCAAGCTCAGCTACCAGCGATGACGTGCTATCCGTTCCGCGAAGAGGTGGTTGATAACAAAACGGGGCGATGGAGTCCGCTGATCGTTCGCACGATGTACCTGCGCTTCGTTGTTTACGCATCGGGCAATCCCGCTGACGGAGCGCTCGATCCGATTGTTTTGTGGATAGGACAAAAGCTTGGCGGCTCTCAGCTTGGCGGCCTTGCGCAGGATGTGATGGAGCATGAGCTGAACTGGCAGTACGACGAGGGCAATTTTTCTGTCGCTGCTGTCGGCGTGGATTTTCGCGTCACGTACCAAACGCTGCGCAATGATCCGTCGCTTAGCAAGTAACCCGGCAGAGCGGTAAGCGAAGCCACACTTCAACCTTGGAGGTAATGAAATGACGACACCCTTGGCAATCGCTCCGAGTTCAAACAATGTCCTGCTCGGTCGCGGCAAACTTTATGGCGACAGGCTGTCGCTCGTGAACGGTGTTTATGTACGCACTGGCGCCTTCGATCTTGGCGACTGCACGCAGTTCGAGATCACCCCGAAGGCTACTGTGAAGGAAAAATTCGAGTCGATGGATAGTGCCTCGTCTCTGTATGCCCGAGCGGTTACTCAGCAGACGCACAGCATCAAGATCACCGGCAGCGAATACAGCCTTTTCAACCTGATTAACGCCGTCATGGGCTCGCAGGGCCAGCTAAGCGTTACTGGCGCCACTATCAGCGGCTCGCCTGGCGAAACGGTCAATACGGCGCCGCAGGCATACGCCTGGTACTCGCTGCAGTACCGCAATGTGTCGGCCGTTACAGCAAAGATCGGATCGGTTACGCTAGTCGCCAATCAGGACTATGTTCTGGATGCCACTCGTGGCCGCCTGCAGATTCTTCCGTCTGCGGTTGCCTCGGTTCAGATCACCAACGGAGGCACTGGCTATACCTCCGCTCCTACCGTTACGTTTAGCGCTCCTCCGGCTGGCGGCACGACCGCGACTGGCACTGCGGTGATTACCGGCAATACCGTCACTAGCGTGACCATCACGAACCCCGGCTCCGGCTATACCTCTGCTCCGACCATCAGCTTCTCGGGCGGCGCAGGCAGCGGTGCTGCTGCAAGCGCGACGATGGGCGCACTGAGCGGCACGCTGACGGCTGGCTATACCTATAGCAGCTACAGCTTCAACTCGGTTCAGGGTGGCACGCAATCGAGCATCCACATGTACCTCCAGTTCGTCGGCAATCCGGTCGAAGGTCCTACGTTCGAGGGCGAATTCTGGAACGTGCATTTCACTCCTTCGGGTAACCTTGGCTTCATTCAGGACGATTTCGGTAACTGGACGATCGAAGGCATGTGCATTGCTGATTCGGTTAATCATCCTACCGAACCGCTCTATCGCCTGATCCAGACGGCCTAATCAGTAGGTGGCGCGC